TTCATAAACCTCCATTTCTCATTATAATTGAAAGCGCATTATTTTCATACACAAAAAATAGAAAATACGTAAATAAAGGAAAAAATGACCCTTGTTACTGATTTGTTACTAGTTTAGTACCTACTTAGTGGCACATCATATATTTTTTAACGCTTATTATAGACAATATTTAGAAAGCAAAAAAGGACCAGAGCAATTAAGCCCTGGTCTTTTCTTATGCTTTAAATTGTTATGTAGTCGAGATTTAGTCGAAATTAAGTCGAGTTTAGTCAACATCTTTAAGAAGATACTTAGAATAAAAGTAGAATTAGACTTTTTTCAAATACTTTCTAGCAACCCAACCACTAGGAATCTTTGCCCAATCGCCATCGAATTTAGACACCGTAACACGAGTACCATAATTAATACAGCCATCTTTATCGAAATCGTGAGCCTTAGCATCCTTAGTTAATTCGTTGTGTGTCTTGACTCTGTATTTCATTCCTGGTCCTGTACGGACCTTTAAGTCGCTAGCAGTAATCATATAAGTACCTAAAGCGTTGGATGTATTTGTCTGTGGCTTAGATGGTGCAGTTGAAGTATTAGTCACCTTAGCATCGTATTTAGGTAAGCCATACCCTCTGATGTATCTGCCGTTAACCTGTAGTTTTCTTCTTCCTACTGCATCGTTCTTATTGCCTTCGATAACAGTAATAGTATTACCTTCTACTTTTTCGACAATGCCGACGTGATCTGATGAACCTTTATTATCTCCGACGCCTTTGTCTTGCCAGTCATAGAAGATTACATCTCCTGGAGATGGTACATGTGCATCATCTTCACACCATCTACCGATTTTCTTAAATCCATTAATCATCTGATTGCAAGAACATTCAAGTGGAATGATATCTGTGTAGTTTGCTTTAATCGCACACGCTGACACGAATGTTGCACACCATGAGTCAGTGTACTTGACTTTATATCCTCTCGCTAATGGCTTATGACTGTTGTATAAGTCAATGATCTCTTTATGTGTTCCATTAGATTCTTTTCTACCAATCCAATTTCTTGCGATAGTTAAAATAGTATTTGCAGTTTTTGCCATAATTAATCCTCCTCAAAATATGCGCCAATACCATAATTGTCGGCACACATATATTCGATTCTGCATCCTCGTGCAGTATTCCAGCCTTTTAAAAAGTAAGCCACATCTGCAGTTGATAATAATTCAATAGATTTTCCAAGGCACCACAAAGGAGTGCCTCCACCATCAATATAACTATCAATAATTTCAACATCATCACCATAGAGACTTTTAATTTTTTTGACTGCTTTCATTCTATTATGTCTGATTTCTTCTTCAGACAGATCTTTCATAGGCTGTGAAATAAATATTTTCATTTCTAATCCTCCTCATATCTGATAATAGGCGCCTTTGCCTTGATTACATTGATATCTCCTAAAGAGATATGAAACACATCTCCAGCGCTTGAAAAAGCACGGCATTCATAAGAAAGCTCGTTTCTACTTCTGCCTAGTGTATCTGTAGGATCTATTCGTGCAGTGATGACATTATCCTTTATGGTTGTTTCTTTTCTTCTTATCTCATCACCATCGATAATAACAAGAAGCGCCTTATATTCATTGAAATTAAAAGGCTCGCCATCTGACGAGCACGAAAATCTGATAAGATGTGTAGTTCCTTCAATTACATCTATATCACGCTTGTTGCAATTCATTTATTCATCTCCTTCAAATTCAAAAGGCGAAACCTTTCCGATATCTATATGCATTATGTTGCTTACTTCAATTTCAGCATCTAATGCAGTTTGTGCAGCTATATTGATATTCCCATGATCAGCATCTATTGAAGCATCAGCATGTGTATACTTGCTAATATCCACATCAACGGTATGAGAGACTTCTATATCTATTTCGGTAGACTGAGCCTCGTCTGGTCCTGAATAAAGGAAGAGAGTGAACCATCCTCTACTCATCCCGACCACACTCCATCTGCAGATTTAGCATAGATTCTAATAAGATAATCACCATCACCCTTAGACAATTCTGTGTCCAACACACTTACTACTCCTGTGCTGCCTGTTTTTAGATCAGTGCCACTTTCAACCAGCAATCCTATTCCTCTCCCCGATGCTTCGCCTTCACGAGTCGCACGAGCTTCCCACTCAGATACATCAATGTCACAATGAAATCTGCAGATACACTCATTTATTCCTAGTATCCTAGATATTCGATATTTATCTATAGTATCAATTGTCACAATAGGCGCCTCAGCAAGTCTGTAAGTGATAGTAACAAGCCCATCAGTAAGCCATACATTACCAACGGAAGCCCACGATGAACCCCAAGCTTCACACTCTATAGACCCATTTAAGTCTGTGCCAAGATCAATAGTTTTACTTGCTGTTTTTTTATAAACATCTCCACCATTGACTGTAAATCTAACTGCATTGGCATATGTATAAGAACAGTTAAATATCCCTGTGAATTTTACATTGATGACTATCGCATTAGAGGGAAGAGAAGGAACAGTCCATGTAATCTTCTCTTTGTTGTGCCCACTGCCCGAAATATGAATATTAGGCATTGTGGCTTCTGCTGTTACAGTATATTCCTGCGCCATATCGTTATGCTACTGACCAAGTACCGTGTGCGTTCTTCACGAATACCTTGATGATCTTCTCACCATCACCACTTGAAGCAGCTTCAAGGTCTTTACCGTAAATCTTGCAAGTAATAGCCGCACTAGCCTTAAATGTACCTGTTGCATTCATATTTGTAGAGCCGTTTGCAGTTCCGATTAATGTACCAGCATCATGTAATGATGATTTAGAAGGTACTACCTTAATCTTATATTCTGTGAATGCAACATCTGAAGTGAAACTGAATGTAGCCACGTTTTTAGGTGCTGTCTTAGAGATTCTAGAGACATCCGGTCCGATAATTGTTACTGCTGGCACTGAAGTATCTAATGTGATAGTAGTAGATATTGCAGCAGTCTCATTGCAGACATCATCACGTACTTTTACGTATACAGTCTTGAGTCCGTCGCCTGTTGGAAGTGCAATACTTTTTGTTGATGCAAAAGTCTCCCATGAAGCACTATCTTCAGATGATGCTCCATCAATCCCCCAAACCTTCATCTGATATCCTGATGTGGATGTATCAGATACTGAGATGCTTAAAGTAACATTCTTAGATGTAGTGTATTGTGATCCATTGTTTAGTTTGACAGTCAGTCCCTGGGGAGCGAGTGTATCTAATACAAGATTAAAATAACTTGCCATGTTTATCCCTCCACTTTAATACATCTGTTTTCTAATTTCTGGTAGGCATCAAAGTATAATTCTTTTTTGTCTCCATTATAAGTCACTTCAAAATACATACCGTCTGGCAGAGTAGTTGACAAAAGAGCCTTGTTATTCTGAAGTGTCTTGCATACCCACACAACATATACATCATAACCCTGTGGATCTTCTAGATGCTCATTTGTATATCTTCTTACTTCTTCAACTGCAATCTTTAAAAATTCATCGTTGCCCATTATTCTTCTCCTTTTTTTATGGCATTTTCAGCCACTTCTAATCCTTTTGTTAAAACTGCTGGTACGTTATCCCCTGCTTCAACGAAATTTTCAAGAATACTGCGTAACTCATTGATAATGAGAGATGCCAAAGTAAACCACCCAATATAGGCAGTAACCGCCAAGTCAATGCCTATAGTCTTACCAATTTCAATGAAGATAGCAGAAGCCAAGAATGCAACTAAAACCATTAACCAATAGCCGAGTTTCTTCCAAACTCCTCGCACCCCTTTGGCGCTGTTGTCTTTTCCTGTCAGTCTAGATTTTCTAACTCCTGTAATGTAGTCGATAATATTCAAGATTAAAAAACCAATAAATAAAAACCAGTGCGTACCTAATGCAGCGGTTAACACTGCTACAATAGTGCCCCCTACTGCATTAAGAGTGTCCATATACTTTAATGATGTGTCGTATAATTTCATTTTATTACCTCTTTATTTACATATTTTCTGCAATGATCCATGCATCTAGCTGAATTTGAGTGATATTTGAATAACTTTGATAGTTATTGTGGGCTGAGTTACACTGCTTGATCTGCATATATAGTTCATTGCTGTTGTTTACATTGAATTTGACAGGAACGTCGAAGAATCCACCGTTAGCCTGTATGATTGCATTGGCATCCGTATACCCCATGTTAGGAGCTCGCCAAGGGAATGCGTCGCCAATACGAGGGCTATATAATTTGAAGCCATTTGCTCCATTGGAGTTAAGATTCTTGACCGATGAATTAAACATAATTCTATAGATATTAATATCACCTAGACACTGTCCGTACATAGTTCCTGTAAATGTGCCACCATTTAAGCTAACACTCAATTGTCTCTTATCAATCGCACTGCTACCTGTTCCTAGAATATACCCCTTTAGATACTCGGCAATGTTTTCTAGCCCCCAATCATTCGGATGGATTCCATCCGAACTCATCATATTTTCAAAAGACAGGATGTTTTCGGCACCCGGTACTAACATAAAAGGCTGATTTGTATAGCACGCTTTTGATGTGTATGCAGGCATCAATTTATATCTTAATTTAAACTGATTATTCCTATCTTTAAATGCAACCCCAAAAGGCGCAAAGTGAACAACTGCATTTGGATATGTACTCTGTACATATGAAATCAATGTATTGATATTGGATTTAACAGTATCGGTCTTATCACTATAAGCCAGTTCATTATAGCCACCACCAATCAGTACATCTGTTACCATCTTCTTATTACCCACCTGAGACTCCACACCTTTGAGAAGTGTTAGAAAACTATTAGAAGAATTAGAAAAGGATGCACCACCTTTATGATTGATATAGATGTTGGCTGCAGAGAAGTGGCAATTCACTAACTTATTCTTGAGTCTGTCGCACCAACCCGTGGCATTTCCATCAGGAGTATAACCATCTCCATAACTGTCACCAATGAAAATCAGTTTTCTTTTGCTTCTGTTTTCTAGATTCATCTTAGTTCCTACCACCCTTTTCCCGTCGCCTGAATAGGCAATCAACCCTTCTTCAATGTTATCATCAGTTACTGTACTGTCTGATATATCAATCAATGTCTTGCCGTTATATATGACCTTGTTGATGCTCATATAAACACTCCTATGCGATTGTTACTGTAGTTCCGCCAGCAGAGTTCTCACTTTCTGCGTATGGAATCGGATTAACAGTAACCTGTGATAAATAGTTATATCCCGTATCAGGCATGATTGTTTGCGCAGTTGTACTAGGTGTCACTGTCTTCTGCTGAGGTTTAGCACCTTCTGTACCCGACATAGTACCTTTGATGCCTAGGATTGTTACTCCATCACGAATATTCGTAGGAATAAGTTTAGCCTGTTCAGCAGTAGCAATCTGAACATTACCAGAACCATCGTGGAATCCCTGAGGAATCGTGTATACCTGTGCCTTGGTTGTGATGCTTCCTTTAACAGAACCATTGTTCTTCATCGTACCAGTTAACTTAGTACCTCTAGCGTATGCAGTCTTTCCAGCAAGCATTTCAGCAACTGCCACAGTCGCATCACCAGAATCTACATCAAATGTACAAGTACCTGTGACTGTGGCACCTGTCTTATCATGAAATGTTAGATCCTTCAATACTTTATCTGCTGTAGCAGTGTCACCTGTCAAATCGATTAATGTCTTGCCACCATAGACGACCTTATTTATATGTTTAGTTTCTGCCATGTTATAATTCCTTTCCTATGTATACTGTATTGCCCCCTTCATCGTTTGATGTCTCGAAGAAGGGTATTTTTTTAACCATTACATCTTTATTGAGAAGTTTATTTTTTGTCTTAAGCTGCTGAGCTATATCTTTAGGTGTTACTGTATAAGCACCAGTATAGATATCAGCATTCTTTATGCCCTGATAGTTTTTTATATCAAGTTTGAACTCTTCAGAACATATCTTCATATCAGCACGAAAAGACATATCTCTTATGACGAATCTAAGAGGTATGTCTTTTGACTTGAATTCTAGTTTAAGGCGCACATCAGATCACTCCATCTTTTAATATTCTTTCAACATATGTAGTGATGATATTAGATGCAACTGCTTCTCCATCAGCTGTAATCGCACGCAGCTGAATCTCAGCCTGATGTTTTTCTTTAAGCTTCAGAGTATCCTCCTGTGACAGATGCACTTCTATCTTGTCACCGCTTAGGTTGCTGCATTTTATCTGTCTATCAATAATAATTCTATTGTCTTGCATGATAGTGAAGTAGGCATACTGGAGAGTATTCACTTCAAATGGAAGTGTGCATATTAATGTGGCAGTAGTACCTCTAATCATATGCATCGCCTCCTATCTGAGCATCATGTGGCTACCTGAGAGCCATGTTCCTTTAGGAACAGTGCAATTCTTCATAGAGAATACACTGAAACCGTTTTTGTTTCTATCATACTTGAACATGATCGGGCAGTCTGGACTAACAAAAATATTGAACATAAATGCACTATGCATCGCTAGAACAGAACGCATTGTTGAATCATTACCGAACTTTTCACCATCGGCGCCACCAGTCATGTTCCATGCACTGGTGAGTGTGCCATACCAGCAGAATTCTATATAAGTGTCATTCCATCTAGCCTCTAACGTAATACCATTCTTGACGTCAATAGTATCTTTATGCGTTACTGCTCGTCCAGTTGCTATTTCATTGTATTTTGTCTTTAAATCAGCAAGTTCATTATCGAATCTTTCTTGTGATCCGGTCGAAGTAACGTAGCCACAATACCACGAATCCCCTCTTGTATCATTCACGTCATTCTGTACTAGAGATGTAATTCCTTTACGGACATGAATTATAGCAATAAAGAGCTGATAGATGGAATCAGTCCTTTTTGGAGAAGGCCATTTCCCATCAGTACCTCCCTTTACAACTTTCAAAGATACTTTTCTTTCGGATGCATTGAACTCTAGTGTAATTGCATCATATCTATCATAGGTGCCTTCAGAACTATCGATATTAAGTGTCTTCTCTTCAGAAGAAGGGAAGAAAGCACCTCTAATAAAGGCATTTCCTGAACTCACTGTAATATGCATGCTGTTGTTAGCCTGAACATAAAAATCATCTGTTGAGCAGATGCCATCTGTAAATAATTCGCCCAGCATTTTACGCCACGATGCTGCAGACATCTTTCTATCTCCATTCAGTGAGTCAAATGGATAGCCATATTCATCTGTAATTGTATCAGCCATTAAATATTATCACTCCAATCTATCGTTGACGGAAGAGGTGTTCCAAACGTAGGCACTGCCTTCATTACTCCATGCTCATATACCTCATTAACCTCCGTCACTCTATCATTTGAGGTCATTCCCCAATATTCAAACCTATTTGTGACTATATCGCCAAGATCATAATCAGTAGGATAGTTATAATTCCCTCTGATCTTATCTTCCTTCTCTAATGTTTCAGCAAGCATATTGCTGTTAAGTGTCGTATTTCCTCTTTCAATGAGTGCATTCTTATAAGCAAGGTCGCTGATGTTTTCTTTTGATATATCAGACCCATTGATAAATATCTCTCTTCTTTCCAGTCCAGATACAGATGTACTGCCTGTTATCTCTATCTGTCTAGCTGAACCTTCACCTTGGCCACCAACATAGCACACATTTGCATATGTCTTTGAATTAGCACTATATGTCGCTTTTTCAATATCTCCGTTCTTCTGTGAGAAGATGACACGTGATATATCATACTGGCTATCGGATCTATCAACACCCTTGTATGTTTCGAATATCCATTTCTTTTCATCGAAGTCAGGTCTTAAACGAAAACCTATATCTGAAGCCTGAGAAAGCTTCTCTATGTACGTAAGTATATTTTTATAGGTTGCCTGATAAGTGATTTTTTCAGTATATCCATTATCAGGGCCTAACATAACTCCTGGAATTGCTGCCTTTGATACAAGCTCTCTCATAGAGGTTTCTACACGGCCATTAAAGTTGTATGTTCCCTTAATGATTCTTCTATAAAAATAAGATGATGCGAATCTTCCTTTGACGGTAATCTCTTTCTTCGATTTCTCATATGATATTGTAATACTCTCAATGATTCCACATTCCTTCTTGCCCTTCAGATAGAAAAGATTTTCAAGCTTCAGCAACTGCACATTATATGCAGTCACTGGAACATGTGCCTCAAACTCACCACATGAATTATATTTTCGTATCCACTGGAGAGAGAAAACATTTTCAATCTGACCTAGAAAATTCATATCTCTATCATAGATTCTTATGATCATAAATTAGGCCTCCACATAGTTTCTTTTAAATGATATTGATACAGTCATATTCTCTGCACCTGAATCTGCAGTATATCCAATATGATTAATTCCTGGCTGCAGTCTTATAAAGTCTGCAGATGTAGGAAGATACATATTTACTTCTTCTTTTTTTCTATCCTTTAAAAGATAGACATGACAATCATCTACAAGGGTTGTGATAATAAGCTTCTGACCGCTTTCTAATGTAAAATCCTTTTTGCCAGAAATGCCTACAGTCATGTGCTCCCCTGATTCCTGTATTGAAATCGAAGGGTTTAAGACACTTCCTATAGCCTCAATAGTAATGGTCATCCCAGTTTCAGAACCGTTCTGATTATCTATCTCTAGATTCTGTACTATTTCTATTCTTGATATTTCCTCCGTTGTGAACTCATGAGGAAACTCAAATAGTGGAATGACTGTTGACATTGCAATACTGTTGTCTTCTATATCCGTAAAATAGGGATTCGCACATATCAGTGATATCTGATGAGTGCGTTTATAGAATGTGCCATCCGTTCCTGTTACCTTTTCTACAGTGTAATCAATCTTTCTCTTATGAACACCATCATCATATTCAAGCGTGCCATCAAGAGAGAAAAGCCTGTCAAGCATCTCTCTATGATTGGCATAGCGCTCATTATCAACAACTTCTAACACGATGTTTCTGTACTTCATTGTGCGTCCTAATATTGATGCACCGTCAGAATTACCATTTTCCTGTAGATTGACTGTATATGTTGAGTCATATAATCCATCACAGTCTGTAATTACAAAAGGAGACAGTGATGTCTCGGTGAAGATTATTGAATATCCATTTGAATTAGTACAGGTGATTGTCCTATATTCCTTTTCCTCCAAGAATCATCACGCTCCTTTCAGTCTCTGAATCAATTCTCTATTTGCATTTCTTGTCTGTCTTGATACTTCTGAAGGATCTACAGCATCAGGCGCTGTAATATTGATAGTCTGATAGATATCACCTTTTCTATCTTCAGAATGCGGTTTTTCAAATCCTTCATTGATCAGCTGCATCTTGACTTCTTTTACAGCACTGAATGTCATTGAAGCACCAAAGCTGTCAGATTTATTGAATTCATCAATAAGCGAATCATTGAATGCTGCTATATCTTTTCTGACGGTATCAAATGAACCTAGAATTCCGACACCAATACCTTCACCGATGAATCTGCCGACCATATCCCTCATGATCCTAGAAGGAGAGTGGATACCAAGGAATCCCTTAAAGCTTTTGACGATACCGCCGGCAAAGTCTCCAATCTTCTTAGTAATCCATGCACCCATGCTCCATATACCCTTCCAGATACCTTCGATAATATTCTTTCCGATTGATAGCATCTTTGAAGGAAGCGAAGCAAGTGCTTTTACAATGATTTCAAAAATCTTTTTAGCAGCACCACCAAGTGAGCCAAATAATGATTTAATACCATTAATCAAGCCATGAATACCTTTGCCGCCTAATGAGCCAAGTTTTTCAGGTAATAGCATGATATTAATCAATACAGTATCTAGTGCTCCTTTGCCTGTACTCTTTAAGAATCCGAATAGTGCCTTGATTCCATTTCCTAGACCAGTGATGGCCATTTTTCCTAAATTAATCCAGTTAAATGCGCTCCAGACATCCACGATTGCTGTAATGATCTTTGGAATATTGGCAATCAGTACAGGTATTGCCTGGATGATTCCTAAAGCAAGTTTAGCAATCAGCTTCAGACCACACATGAGAACCGTAGGCCCATTATCATTAATGATATTTGCGAATGTGCTTATGATTGTAGGTATTTTTGCAATCATAACAGGTAATGCACTAATGATGCCATCAGCCAACTTATTTAATAATTCAAACCCACTTTTTATAAACTGTGGTGCTTGCGCTGCAATGTTGCTTGCAAATTTCTGAATGGCATCAAGGATTCCTGGCATATTGTTGAAAGAATTGGTCAGTATGCTGACAATTGAACTGCCGATATTGCCTATCATTGGAAGCAGATTGCCACCTATAAATGTGCCTAATGATGAAACAGTATTTTTAAATGTACGCCATACGCCATCACCAGTAGAAAGTGCTCCCAAAAAGTCCTGTACTGACGCCTTGACCATGCCAAAAGAACCAGTGAGAGTAGTACTTGCTTCTTCTGCAGTCGTTCCGCTGATTTTCATATGGTCCTGTACTACAGAGATTGCATTCGCAATATTACTAAATGACATATCGCCGTCTTTGACTGATACATTTAGTTTTTCCTGGGAATCCTTATATGTAGACGCATCTTTTATAAGTCTTGCCATTTCTGTCTTGGTTCCGCCATACCCTAACTTTAGATTGTCTAGCATTGTGTAATTTTGTTTTGCGAAACCCTGATAGGCATTCTGTATATCCTGTAGATCAGTCCCCATTTTGTTTGCGTTGTCGGACATGTCAACCATTGCCCTTTTCGCAATTTCCGCTGCCTTGGCAGTATTTCCACCGCATGAAGATACAAGTGAAGCTGCAAATGATGTGGTCTGTTCCATATAGGTATTTGCTGAAACCCCTGCATCCTTAAATGCTGTCTGTGCTGCTTTTTTAATTACATTTGCACTATTGCCAAAGAGCGTTTCAATGCCTCCTATGGACTGCTGGAGTGCGCCTCCTTCTGTCAGTGAGGCACTGAGAAACTTTCCTATTCCAGCAATAGTTATAGCACCCTTGATTTTAGAGACGAGCATGCTTCCGAAGGTGCTGCCACTATTGTCTGCCTGTTCCTCAAGAGGTTTCCCCATGACTTCCTGGATTGATGCCTTAATGCCCTGAGCAGATGGAACAATCTGCACATAGGCCTTACCTAAATCAGTTCCATTCTGTTTTGCCATTTAAGCGCCTCCTTTCTTTATGATCTGCATTCTTGCTTTTTCAAAGTCCTCTGCACTATTAAAGCCTTTAGTTAGCTTTTTCTTTACAGGATTCATCAGCTTTTCATATATTGATTCAGGACGATTTCTATTTTTCTGTGCTTCCTTTGTCTTAGACCAGGCAAGAAGTGCCAGATAATCAACAGCGAGTGCACTTAGTATAGTTTGAGTATCTATATTCTGTTCTTCCATTGCCATTTTAAGTCTTGAATCATTTCGTAATCCACTGACAAGAACATAGATGTAAGAAGGCTTGTAAGACATGAAGTCATATATGTGATATGTTTCAGCTAGATCACATATAATCTGAACCTTATAACCTCGCAAAAGGTTTGCGAGGATTACGAGTTTTTTAAGTCAACACCATCATCAATTTTGACTGACATCATGTCATTCATTTCATGCTGCATTCTCTTGAGAGAAAGAAAGCCGTCCTTTCTTCTGCAGTGTTCTTTCAGTGCTCCATAACCTTCATCACCAATCATATATTTAATTAAATCCGGCATTCCGAGCCCTGTTTCAGCCATATTATTTACCTTTTCAATGAAGTCATAATCATCCATGAGGCGCTTATTGATTTCAAACTTAAATCCTGAAGCTGTTTCACCTTTGATTTTCTCTTCCATCTGTTATGCTCCTTTTTTCATGATGTATTCCTTATGATATGATCCGGTTCCATCAGGTCTCGCCTTGAATGTACAGTCATACCCTACAGCATCATCATCTTTATATGTAACTTCGCCAACTTCTGTCAGCTTGCATGCTGGAACAACAATTCTTTTCAATACTGTTCCTTCTGCAAGAATCATATCAATCACAAGTACTCTATATCCCCTTGTGTTGGCTTTTACATCTACAGTAACTCCTGTTTCAATATCACCGGTTACTTGTTTCTGTCCAAAGACTTCCTTCAGTACATCAGTATTTAATGATTCAATCAGTGTGAGACTGAATTCGTCTGAAAAATCCTTATCAACATCAAGTACAGTGTCTCCACCCCATGCAGTGATTGAATCGCTTGAAGAAGATGCCTTATTCTTGACACCATCATCAGAGCAGTATCCAAGTGATTTGAATGCTTTATCAAGTTCTACAGCTGCACTCGTTGGTAAAGTAGTACCGTCAGGTGCCGACCAGACAGCACCTCCAATCTTAGGCTTTCCTGTTGTTACATTTGATGCATCTACATTCGACATATCTTTTCCTCCTTATAATTAAAAAACCAGGTCATATACTGCCTGGTATCTGTAATGCTTTGTACTTGTATCGGTATAGTTATAATCGCTGTTATGTCTGCTTGCAGAGATTCTTGGGCATTCTGCAGCATTATCCATTGCTTCTTTTACCTTCTCATTAAGAAGGGCAGCTTCATAAAGCGAAGAACCATACGACTGTATCGCAAGAGTTGCATGCCTGATGAAATTATCAGTATATCCTCCTGTTTTTTCGACAACAATAAAAGTATCCTGAGATGCATCATCATACTGTGCATAGCAGGATACTCCTGTCTTCTTCTGAAGATAATCAATGATATAAGTTTCTATGATCATGTCTATTTACCTCTTGCAGAGCCGAGAGCCTTAAGGAGCGTATTGTGCTTCCTTTCAGAATAGTATGCATGTGGTGTAGCAGGGCTTACCTTCACAAAGCAGCGGTCCTTGTTGGCTTTTACTTCCATCGCATACTCTTCTCCAGCCGCTTTCTGTACTCTTTCTCCATATGCAGAAACGATGTTCTGCATCTTGGAACCACTTAGCAACTGCCTTACGCCCTCTTTATTCAGTTCGAATTTATAATGATTACTCATATCTTTCCACCACTACTTTCTTATTCCATCGAAGAGGTATGTTCTCTTCAATTCCCTCTACCGGTTCACCTACAGTCTTCCATGTCTTGCCATAGAATTCTACTTTAGTGTCTGTCCAGTCATGCATATCACCTTTTGGGATGGCAAGATTATACTGAGTCTTAGCAATAGATACGTTCTGATTAGACGATAATTCAGAACTGCTGACTGGTGCTACAAGAACATCATCCACCTGTTCTGGAATATATTTATACTGCATATGCCCAAATGCATCACTGCCAGTAGGCTTCTTCTGATATACAGTTATCGTGATTCCTTTAAGTCTCATATATTTCCATTGCTCCATATCTCTGCTTGATGATACCCATTCGTTTAAGCTCGTTTCTTAAATAATAAAGATCATCGCCCGGATTAACATAGGTACCGCTGAATGTGTAGCCTAGTGCTGACTGTGAGAACTGCTCAAGTGGCATATCCTGGTCATCATCTTTGGACATTACACGATGAACGCATGCTAGAACAACCATTTTTGCAACATTTGCCTTGTCATCAGATGAACTGATTACAGCGCTTAGGTTCATATTCCTTTTATTTGCCTCCTCTCGTAAAAGAGAGGAAGCAAGTTCAATGAGCATCAATAAACGCTTATGCTGTTCGTTATTCAGAGCAGTGTTGTAGACCTTTTCATAATCTTCTACTGATGCATAGATATCCATCTACATCACCTTATACATGTTTTCTAACAAATACAGTAGTAGGCTTTGAAACCTTATATCCGTATACATTTCTACCCTGAACGGCACACGCACCGATATGCTTGCCATCAGCAAGGTCATTTACTGAAACTGGAACGGCCCAATCATCTACGTAGTGACAGAAGATTCTGTTGCCTAGAATGAAGTCTACCTTATCATCTGATAAGTTATCTACTTCATAAATATTGATTCCGCCGATTCTGCCTACTACACCTTCCTGTACCACCTGGTCACCTAAGTTAGAAGGCTTAATGAATTCCGGACACTGTAATAATACTCCGTATGCATCAGGAGTGACTGTGAGCCACATTTCTGATGTTTTGACATGTGCCTTTCTTGCCTGTGTTCTAGCATCGATTACAGCCTTGTAAACAGTTTCTGGTGTTAATGCTGCAGTGTCCTCGATTGCAGTACATTCAAGTAAGGCGTTTCCTAAGTTAGTGTCAGTCTCAACAGCCATTGAATAACCGGCTGAATCTAATCTTTCCGCAACTAGATTATCTGGAACTGCTGCAGCTGTATGCTTGTCAATCAATTCGTTTACAGAGGCATCATGATCAATAGGAAGTGTGATATAAGTAGTATTAGATGTAGTTAACTCAGTTCCGTTTGTCTTATCATAATCTTTTACTTCTACTTCTGTATCTCTTACAGGGATTTTAACGGCACCTGCTGTAGGTGTACCATCATAGTTTCTATTAAATAGATTAGCAAATACTGATGTCTTTCTCTGTTTAGCCAATACAAGGCTTGAATATCTTTCCTGTAATTCTGGATTCTGTGCCATATGTATGTTCTCCTTTTAATTTTATAATTTTAAGTCTGGATTCATTTCTCTGAACTTCTTTTCGACACCGGACATCTCGCCACCAAGCTGATTGTTTGCGGTAGGTGATGTTGGTTCAGGTGCTTTTGTATGAGGCTCATCGCTAGGCTTTGGGAATAGTTCAGCAAGTGCCTTTGCAGATTCATTGAGTTCTTCTTCAGTCTCTCCTTTTAGGAACTGTGCAGCTGAGGAAGGAAGCTTATTATCTGCAGCCACCTTGTTAAGAAGTTCTTTTCTATTGAATCCTGCCACCTGCTGCTTTAATGATGTATTTTCCTCTTTTAGGTTCTTCAATTCTTCAGAGTTAGAAGTTGAATAAGTATCCTTGAGTGCCTGTACATCATCAGGTGACATATATCCTTCATATTTTTTCTTTTCTCTAGCTAGTCTTTCTTTGATTGCATCATCAAATTCTTCCTGTGTGTTGATTGGTGTAAAACTCATATATATTCTCCTATTTCTCCGTATAGTTACGTAATTTTTAAATAAGTACTTTCTGCTTCTTTCTTGCCTTCTTGAGAGAGCACTGCCAGTGTGCAAGCACTACTGATTCAAGAAGAGAAATGTCAACCCCTTCAATGATTGACTTGTATCCGAATCCCCCATTAGTTCCAATAGCACGCTTTTCACAGTTGGATACGCACTGTGACAGCGATGGCTGACCAAAATGGCATATATTGGAAGCATATAGAGCCTTTTCAAATGAAGCGCCTGCAGCAATGATATCTGCAGTCTTTGGCATGATCACCTTTAATTTGATGCCGGTCTCTTTAAGCTCATTTATAAGCATCTGCTGACCGTTTGCACCGTCTACTGTAACCATGGCAATATCAGCCTTTCTAAGAAAGTCAATAATCCATCCGTTGCCTTTTCTAATAGGTCTGCATCCAATGACATCAACTAGTATATTGTCATCTTTTGTTTTGACTGCGACCGACATAGAAACATTACTGCCATCGTGACCGTACTTAATACCAACAAAGAGAGGACCTTTAAACTCTGGAATAGTCTCTACTTTCAGAGCGTTCCACTCATTTTCTGATATTGCGGATTTCTGGTTATACTGAAGCCATAAACCGAATCGCTGTATATTGAAGTCAATTTCATCACTTGAATCTTCAGCTGCAACAGAACGCTCCTTCAGTGTCTGACCCAGTGATGGGTTCGTCTCGTACCATATATCCCTGTCTTTTACATCGGACATATGTTCTACAGACCATTCAGCCCATCCACTTGTATCAGAACCCCCTGAAAGGCATTCCTTTCTCAGATTAACAAATACAGTACCTGAAGATACTGCAGTTGGTGGAGTACCACACATAAGTGTCTGAGGGTTCTCTGATGAAGTAACTACATACTGAAGTGCTGACTGCTGGTCTTCAGTGTATTCCTGAGCCTCATCCACAACGAGAAGGTCAAAGCCTTCACCAAGTCCTCCCTTTGATGATCTTGTTCTGAAGGAAGCACTTCCCCCACCTTCATCAAGGATTCTTATTGTCTCCAGTCCAAACTGGGCTGTAGCCGTATAGGACTTTTCATAGGTCTTTTCCTTATCTGCTCTCTTAACTTCAGTATAATCATTTTCATCAAGCATCTGCTTAAGCTTCTCCCACGAAGCATGCGATGTAGTTGTACGGTGTGCTGTATGTAGAATCTTTTCCCCATGCAGCAGTCCCCACAATTCTCTCATGACTAGGATTTCAGACTTCCCGTTACGTCTCGGTATTGAATATCCGTATTTTATATGGACCCATTGACCATCATCATCGACAGCCATTATGTCCATCATCTGTATTTCCTGCCATTCCATCGCATTACGTGTGGTATTGTTGTATAGTTCTATAGCTTCATTCCCTCGTGTGTGCTTATAGGGGATAATGTAACTATTCGTAGGAGTCTGTCTGCCTATCTTATTAGACATGTGCCTTTAACCTCCTACTTTTGTGTAATTAAAAAGGTGTCACAATCAATTGACACCACCTCCTAGATACTGATTTTTTTGTAAAAGAAAAGCCGACTAAGTCGGCTTTTAAAAAACATGTTTATTAATCATCGTAAAGATATTTTTTTGCATTCTTGCCTTCTACTACTGTAAAACTTCCGTCTTCATTATGATATACAGTCAAAAGAACTTCTGCAGGTGTTTCATCTAACAACCCTTTTTTTCCTTTTTCTGGATCATATTTCATAAAATGAAGAATTTGCTTGTTGCCACATTTGCCATAAGATATTATTTTGTCATAATTTAATGGGCTATCTTTACAATAATCCTTGAGAAAATCATAATATTTTGCAAATATTTTCATTTTTAATCATCTCCTATAACATTATACATTCCTACTGAATTGTATATAACAGTTGTTCTGGCTCCAAATGCTACTACGATGTTTCTATCTCCTTCAGATGCAATCAAACAATTAGCATCAGTTCCCGGGTGAGTATGACCACTCCATCTATACCCATTTTCATATAATCTCTTTGCTTTGTCAACATCAATATTGACCATTGTTTTATTTCCTCTGATTACAATTCTAGTAGAACCCTTAGTGAACATTGCAAATTCACAACCCGTCGAAGCTGTAAGAGCCGATAGATCACGCATATTGACATCTTTTTTTCTTAAAACTACATAAGAATCAAATTCAGAGAGTCTTTCAAGAAGTGATGATTGTCTCTTGCTTAATGGCATTCCAAAATGAAGGATGGCTGAAGGATTTCCTTTTCCGGAACTTCGGGAATTAATATAATAATTTGTTTTAATAGCTTTATTTTCGTCTTTTTTGACTTTTTCTTTCCATTCTTTTGAATATACATCCTGAACCTTCCCATCATTGTTCCCTGGATCATATATAACTGTACATCTGCAGTTCTGATGCCTTCTGAAGATGTCTCTATTCATAGTGGGATAATACTCTTGGGTTCCTGCAAGACCTCTGCACCACTTACAGCATCCAAAGGATGCTCTTCTTACAATGACAGGCTTGTATCCCATACTATAGTGAAGGTCTGCATTTGTTCTAGCACCTTCATCTACAATTGATAATGCATTAGTTATGACAGGCTCATTTAGATAGTTCTTTACATCATCAAAATACTCTGCCTCAGATACCTTTTTAATAAGCCCTAATGTCTTACTGGCATTGTAAGAAGGTTTACGTGCTTTTACATTTATACCTGCCTTTTCGTTCATGACATCCATTGCACCGCATACATAAGAGGAAATAAGCCCATAGTTATTCTCTAATGTAGGATTAAGTATTGCACTCGCAATATCGTAGTACATCTTGCCGTCAGGAAGAACATCTGAAGAGAGATTCTTCATATATGCTTCAGCTAGAATTCTTCCAACTTCTTCTGCATATTCCATTGCTTTGAGGTAATCACAATTTTTGCTTTTAATGGCTAATAATAGTTTTCTTACCTTCTCAGACTTCTGATAACTTAGAGTGAAGCTTTTATTTATTTTTCTGAGCAGTTCTTTGGATACATCACTGTTCATCTTCTTCACCATCACCTACATCTATGTCTAAAGGCTTTTGATAAGCCGGAGTACTGTCATTAGAAGACCTGATACCTGTTAGATCCTCAAGCGTACTCTTATCAAAGTAGTTAGAAATTGCTGTATTAATTTTTGATACGCCATCACCAATACCTGAAAGCATAGTTGCATCAACATCAAACGCTGGCTTCCATCGTACGGCGATATTTGCAAATTCAGTACGCTTATATGACTTATTGTCCTCAACACATTTAGCAAGATATCCTGTATTAATGATACCTACACTGAATGTGTCCTGTGCGCTCTTTGCCATCAGTCTAAGACTTTCATGAGATGCTTTAATTCCTTCAGCACTAGATGGATTTTCCGTAGTAAATCCTAGATCATCTAATGTGAGTCCTGTCTCTCCAGCAAACATAGAAGCAAGAGTCTTGAGCACATCATTGTATGGTGACATTGACTGCTGATTGAACTGCCCTACTGTCGGAGCACCGCCGTCAGAATCCTTTGTAAATGCAAGCATTGAGGACATTGTAGCGCCCCACTTGTCAAACTGTTCCACTTCATCATCTAGCCCAACAACATACTTCTGAGGGAATGAATAGAACATGGAGCTTACACTCATAAGTCTCAATGCTTCCTTAGCATCGTCTACATACTTAATGAGTGACTTCGATATAAGACTGCGCCCAAATGGTCTAGTTGCATCAGGGTTATAGATAACAGGTACTAAAAGTGGATAAGGTGCTACATTAGCCATATCCATTGAGGGGTCATGCTGCCCTTTAATGTAGAAGGTTGTTGAATCTGAGGTGAAATATGCTTCTACTAGCGGTTCACCTAGTTCAGTATCTCTTTCAAGTACTGCATATCCTTCAGTAAGCATCATCGTAGATGTATCTAGTATGCCTGTGGCATTGGATCCATCTATTACCTGAAGTCTAGCGCTGCCATCATCATTCTTTGATATATATACAAAGTCACATGAAGAGATGATTGCGCCCTTGAACATCTGGTCAAAGAGCACATCTCTATTGTTCATTCTGAAGATCTTATCAAGGTTCATGATATCGTCTTCGCTGAATCCATTGAACTGTAGACGGTTGGATAATGTATCAACAGCCTTTGGAATCCAGCCTACCTTCTTGCTTATGCTTCTCAGCTTTTCAGGTAGGGTGTTAGTCTGATAAGGGTCCATCTGGTCCTTCATGTCATAATATTTATAGCATTTCAGTACCTTTGTTCTCTTATGTGAAAGCTTCGCTCTCAAGTATTCAATTCCTTTATAATTCATATCTTTTTACCTGTTTTTTTCCTTTCTGAGAGGCTTTTGAAGTGATTTAGAATTAGTGCCCGAGATTTTCAAAACTCTTGTCAGCGAGAAATTATCGTAGTACAAGCGATTCTATGTCTTCAGGACTTAGAGGGTCATATAGCCCTTATTTTTGGCAGCAAAAAAGACCATCAACAATAATGGTCTTAGGATGCTTTATATGTAGTCCAATCTACCTTATGAGGAAGATCGTCGTTCATTATCTGACTGTCTCTCTTTACTTCTATTCGTCTGAAAAGCTTGTCACTCTTTTCACGGTTACAAATCCAATGCGCAAGCTGAAGATTATCCATGTCGCTCGGATGACCACCTTTAGCTACTGGAATGATATGGTCTATACATGGAGACATAGGGTGAGGATACTTCTTGGTGAAGTCAACAGGCTTACCACATATACCGCAGATTGTCTGTGTAGCAAGTATCTTTTTCTTATTAATAAGAAACTGTCTTCTATGACCAGCGTTATCCTGGTCAGGTCTGTATCCTCTAGCCATGATGTTTCCTTTTGTTCTTTTCTAGTGCTTTAGTAGACTTATGTTTAGCATCTATATGCTTGCTGAAGTACACGTCAACATGTTCACGTCCGCAGATCATGCAGCGATAGAACACAATCTTCTTATCACAATGACGTTCATCATCATACTTAATCTCGTAATGATCCTCATAAAACTGATGCCAGTGACCTCTCATTCCCTGTGCCATATTTAATCCTCGCAAAATAAAAAGCGCTACTATGAGCGCTTTGGAATTATAGTTCTCTCTCAAACTATTTCTACATTTTAACTATATAGTGCTGATAACATAACATTCAACTACATTAATCTACATTTTTAATCATTTACTTGCATTTATCTACATTAATGTGCATTTTCTAACTCATTTAATGCATCTCTTAGCATTCTCCACACGTGATTGGTAGAATAATCCATCTCATCCGCTACCTGTTCAATAGTCATGCCGTCAAGATAGCGATAGCATAATATGCATCTATGCTTTGTATCTTTAATTGAATAGACAAGATTCCTAGTCTCATCCATCTCCTTAATGAGTTCATCCTTTTCAAGAATCAAATCCTGTTTAGTCTTAGGAATACCAGTAGAGCCATAAGAAGAATAACTAATAGCTTTAACATTTACTAATCTATTTTCTAGGTATTCAACTCGCTCTTTTAGAAATCTATAATTTTCTAGTTGCTCTTTGACTCTACTCATTTGATTCCTCCTTGATTATCATCTAATGTATTTTCTTTGAATGCTGCTTATAAAATTAAATCCATCTGTTAATCCTTCATTAACTATAGTTATAAATGTCTCTTTTGTTTGCAGCTTTAACCTGTAGAAGTTTTTTGTCTTACCTGCATGAATCTTATAAGGACCTGTATGCTTAATCATTACTATATCTTTAGTATCATACTTTTTGTTTTCGAATTCAATTACTCCATCCAAATCCTTATCAATATTGAATTCATTTAGATAGTCAAGCCTTTTGAAGGCAAGGTTTTCATCAAGATATCTTTCTTCAAATATCTTGTCATCATAAAAATAGAATGCTATGCATTTGCTATACTTGTATCCTCTTCTAGTTTCAAGTCTATATGTTACGTTGTCTAAATTGATAAGAGAAAAGTATCTTCTCATCTTAAAATAATCGCTTCTTTTTTCTGGACATTTAAATAATGACCACACTTCAATGAACCTTGACACTGATCACTCCTCCTACAACCACACATCTGCAACGATTCCTGTAATCCAGTAAGTGACGACTGCATGCGAAATATAAAGATACTTATCTTTGCATTCATAGAATCCTTCTTTGAGTACTTCTAATTCGGTTTTATTCTGTGCATGTAGTTTGAAGATGTATCCACTTTTATAAAAGTAGGTAATTGCATATTTAAAAAGTAAGTTCAACTTTATCACCGTCTTTCTTTCATTCATCTAATGTTTTGGCTTCTAAATCTCTTGGAGTTTCTTCAGAAACATCATAATGCGGCTCATATTTTACTTTAAAATTCTTATAAGACGATTTGCGTATAGTTACAATACATACTCCTCCTAGTTTGCAATCGCCACAACCACAATCAGAGTCATACGCATGCGAACAATAATTAATCAATCCCTTAAGTGCTACATATTCATCTAGATCATCTGTTATAATCATTGTTTTGACTCCTCCTGTGCTAGCAAGTTGTAGAACAGTACCATTGCTTTTGTTTCTCTATTTGAGGTATTAATGTCAGTATAGTAAAGTTTACATATTTCATATAACTCACGTGCATTACGCTTATCTACATATTTCTTCCAATCCACTAAACCATCTGTAGCATCTTCAATTGCCATAAATAGAGCATGTCTAGTATCAATAATATCATTATCGTATGCTTTGACACATCTACTCAGTTCTTCAATTTCTTCTTCTCTAGCTCTTAACAAAACCTGAGCACCACCAATAGATTCAAGAAAATCGCAGTACTTTTCAAGTGCCTCTAAGTATTCTTCCTCTTCATCCTGGCAAAATACAACAGTACATCCGTCAGAGCCGTTTCTATCAGGATCATCGATAAAATCTTCTATTTTTGGTCTTTTATACATTTTATTAGATCCTCCACACAATTTTGTTTGCATGCCTCACAATTTGATGAACATTCCTTTCTAAGCCATTCTATAGTGCTTTCAACAGTAGTCAAAGGACAGTCACAGCACTCATTATGACAGCTCTTTTTATGAAATAAGTAATAATTTAAATCCATGCACGTAAATAAAGACGCATTAATGAAACGTCTCAATTTCTCTTCATCTACTTCAATCGTTTTCATTTTTAATTACCTCACATTCGTCGAGAATTTCTTTGATTAACATAGGTTTGCTTTTTTCACTGCCTACCCATTTAACAAAGCAAAATATATTATCAAAAAGATATATACTTTTTCCGCGGTTTCCCCAATGGTGCCCAAATATTTCATTGCTTCTCATGAGTGGTTTTTCTTTATGTACTTCTACATGTCCAGATTCTGTTCTAGTGATGTAACAATAGCCATTTTTAAAAGCAAATTTTAAAATGTCATATTCTAATTTAGTCAACACCATTACATCTTTCTTTTCCGATAACAGCCAATCCCATCGTTTTTTTCCGCAATCTCCATGAAATAAGCAATTGTTACAATAATAACCAACACAATCTAAAACTTTGTGTGTAGCACTTTCGACTCCGAATGCGCGACCATCCCTTTTCTGCATCTCTTCTTTGAAATCTTCAATATTAAGCATTTACAATCACTCCCATTTCATATACATACAATCAAGTGGAATATCTTCAGCCTGTTCTAGAATACATTCTCTGATGGAAATCAACGAATTTAGAGCACTGGACATTGTTCCCCAGCCATTGCTGGGCAGCAACTCTGTATATCCATTAGAATTATATGCTATTTCTTTAATTCCTTTATCTATACGTTCCATTACATAATCACATCTATAATATTCACTATTTTTAAAATTCCAATCCATACAGGCTCTAAATAGCTTTCCTAGATTGTAAGTAGGAGAAGAATAATCAGGTTCTGCAATCAATGCATATTTATTACACCCTTCAACCTTTACATAAATACCAATGCTATAACTCATATAATCACCATCCATTACATATATTTATCATGCGAGTATTTCACACTCTTAGTATCCGTCTTAGCGTAGATCATTGTCGTGTCAATCTGCTCATGGCCTAACATCAACTGCACCTGTTCAATTGGCATACCTTTTCGTAGAGCAGTAGTTGCTGCAGTTCGCCTGAACCTATGAGGATGTATATTTTCGAAGCCACATTCTCTTCCGAGTTTTCTGATATTTATTTCTACGCCGCTTATTTGCAGTCTTGCATGGTTTCCTTTTTTTCCATTAGCACTATCACAAGAAACGAATATATATTCATTCTCTATGTCTTTTCTAGCTTCAAGCCACTGCTGCATCCTGAGTACACTTAAAGTATTAAGATAGCACACTCTTTCTTTTGCACCTTTACCAAATACCTTAATTTCTTTACGTTCTAAATCTAAATCCTTTATTTTTGCAGTAGTCAATTCTCCGATTCTGCACCCTGTTGTAAGCAGTAATTCAAAAATCGCCTGGTCTCTCACTGCTTTCAGCCACAATCTTGTGCCTGTTTTATTGGCGCTCTTCTTTTCTGCAAGCTTGTCGCGCATCACTTCAATCTGATCATCAGGAATTGGCTCCTTAATCACTTTATCTACTTTTATTTTCTTCATGGCTTTCATTGGATTGCCATTTCTTAGATATCCTTCATCCATGAGCCATGTGAAGAAAGACGAGAAGTTTCTCCTGTCATTATTTATAGTCACTTTAGAAACATCAGGATAATCAATCATTCTTCTTGCAAAGTGCATTCTCACATCATCTCTAGTCCACTCAAGAACGCTTTTTTTGATGTAGAAATGAAGCCATTTTTCAAGTGTTACTCTATAGTAATCAATGGTTCTTTTTGATAAACCGTCAATTTTTTTTCTGAATAAGAAATCTCTGGATAAGCTCATTGTCATCTAATACTTCTGTCGAGATTTGATTCTTTGTTCTGATCACTTCGACACCATCAAGTGCTACAAGCAATACCCCTCGCAGCATTGTCAGTTCCTCTCCATTCAGCATTTTCATAGAGTTTAATACTCTATTGATTATTTCGTCCTTTAACACTAAAACCACCTCTCATTACGTACATCGGAGTATGCAGCACTACATTATGCTTCCCTTCAAGACTGCTCCCTTGAACAACCTCTGCATTTACTCCGACCAGTGAAAGCTGCACATATGTCATGTAGACGCATTTATAATCCAGGTCCTGTGCCTTCACTTCTAGCAGCTGCTGATAGTTATACCCTTTTGCTTTCATTACCTTTGCATATGCAAGTATGTTTGCTCCACCACCAGAAGAAGGCTCATTTAAATATTCTATGCCGCCTTTATAATCAGCTAATGCAATGCCTGCCATCATCTCACATACATGAAATGGAGTGAAGAACTGACCTGTATGACTGTTTCCGGTGCTTAATTCCATGTAGATCTTCCCTAGATAATCATCTAGGCAGTTCTCCAGAAGAAAAGAAAGACGTCCTAGCATGCATCCAAGTGTAAAGAAATCATCTTCACTGTATTTTCTTGCGATACTGAAGAAAGCTTCTTCACGTTCTTCAACTGGTTCGATACTCTGTGCAATTGATAATGCTGACATCTCCACCCAGTCAGCAAAGACCTGATGGGGAGTATACTTTCCAGCCATTCTGTTGATATTGTCAATAATATACTTCATATAAATAAAACCTCTTTCAGTAATATGCTTTTGCTTTTTCGTCCCAACACAGTAATTCAATATTTTCCATTAGTTTTTCATACTGTTCATAAGTAAGGGCATTCGCAATTACTTCAAATTTGTTCTTTTTGTTGAAACTTCCTCTATTTCTGACTCTTTTGTATGCAGCTGCAACTTTTCTTATGTCTTCTTCAAACATCATCGGAATTAATGGACTGAATACTTTGCCATTTGCATAATCAAGAGCTGTCTGACGTGATATAAATGTTCTAAGTGCAGCATCTCTTGAACTCCTGTATATATCACCTGTTTCAGCATTATAGATAGGCTTGCCTTTTCTTTGTCTGAGAGCGCCTATTCTACCTGCTTCCTGCTTAGTTACCATCAGAAGATTTGCCTGATGATTATTCTTGTAGTTGCCATCCTTGTGGATGATTCTGCATCCTTCATAGATTGGCCCATGCCAGACTTCATAGACGATTCTAGCTAGATTCATGTCTTTACCATCAACTTTCACATAGAGAACAGGAGAATGCCCCAGTCTGAGCTGCGGTTTTCGAAGAAAAGGGCAGCACATATTAGTAGTTCCATTTTTATAGTGCTTTAGGACATGGCCTGTGTTAGAGACTTCAAAAAAAGTTCCTTCTCTTCTGCCGTTTTTCCAGAACTTCCATATCTGTTCCTGTTTCATTTCTTTGGCTCCGGAAAAAAATAATTTCTAAATTCATTATCAGTAAAAACAATTGCTGTAGGATCTACTCTGAAGATATTGCCTTTTTCATCTTCGATTAGAGCAAATACCCCACTTACTCGTCCTCCTGGATGTCCACCAATAGCGGCAGAAGGACCAATAACACTCGAAAACTGTTCGAGGCAGTGAAATAGATAATTTTCATTTTTATATCTGCATGTTCTATAAATATTTGGCATAATCATCCTCTCCTATCTGATAAATAAGTAAATCATTAACGCTAGTGTAGCAACATAAGCTGCTGCTAAGATAAAGAAATCTCTGTTAGCAGTTTTGAGACTTTTGCTTAATTTCAAGTTAGTTTCATGGAGCTCTTTATTAATTTCCTGAGCTTTATATACCGCGTTTTCCAATTCAGTAATACGTTCCAATTCTGTTATATGATTCTGCGACAAATATACGCTTTTCACCTTTAACGGAATATTTTTTCTTTCTCTTTTCAATTCTTGACATTCTTCTTTGAGTTCTCCATATTCTTCTTTCAAATATGAATACTCTTCTTCTAGCTTGTTATACTTGCCTTCCCAGTCCTCTACGATTTCCTGGACCTGTTCCGATGTATATCTAGTCATATTTACTTGTCTCCTTTATGTTTTTTTGCTAAAAACGGATTATCTATCATTTTTGGCTTTTCCAAGTCTTCTAATGGAACTCGCTCTATAACCGACAGGAATAATTCATCATCTGGTCTAGTATTTAAAATCAGTTCATGAATAATCTCTTTCAATCCATCACAGTATTCCTCTAGATCATCACAATATCTTTCTAAATATTCCAAATAGCGTTCATCGCCATATTTCACAAAGCCTTGATCACCAACGAAGAACATACTGCACTGAGGGTTAACACTAGGTCTTTTTGGTTTATAGAGTTTCATAAATCTAATCTCTTATACTTTCTCCAGAATCAGCCAATAGCATGATTGCGTGTCCTCTTGGCGAATCATTTACTTCAATATGAGTTACTAACATATCTCCAAAATGGTTATCCATGAATGTTTCACTATGAGTGATTTCCCATTTTGTTCCTTGTATACAAAAATTCCAACTTTTACATCTAATGTCAATGAGTTCATCTTCATCGACTCTTGTTAACACTTCATTTACTCTCATTTCTTAAAAATCCCCTTTCCTTCAGTTCAGCAATAGTCATTTTTCTTAGAAGAGGTTCGCTGTTAATTCTGTTAAAATCTTCAAGAAGTTCATTGTATTTTTTGTGCAGTTCTTTATTTTCTTTCTTTAATTGTGCCCAATCGTAAGAAAGCTTGTCATGGCCCTCATAAAGATCATCATATTCTTCTTGCAGCTTCTCTTTTTCAAGCTGCATCTGTGCAATGTAAATTTTGGTTGCACATTCGACAATCGTACTTTTCAATCCGTCATAATCAAGACCGTGAATAAATCGGTCATATGCTGAATCTGATACCATATCTAATATTTCTTTATAAATCACTCTCAACCACCTCACAGTTATTCAAAACCCCTTGAATTAATGTAGGTTCTGAGTCTTCCCATTTGATAAATGGGAATAAATCAACAAAAATATTAAGGTTTTGCATCCCCGAGCTAATATCCCAAGCACCTGTTCCTTTCTTGGGCTTTCTTTTGTAAATGTAAATATTGTCGCTTTTTTCACGTACAATAAATCTATATTGTGTCTTTTCGAGAAGATGTTTTAAAACATCATGCTCAAATCTAGTTAATTTCACAGGCTCTTTGTATTCTTCACATAGCCATTTAAATGTACTAGATGCACCACATAATTTCTGCCCACAATGTTTATATGCAATTGTCTTAATAGCTTTATTCATCCTGTTGCCATCGCCATTGATAACATTTCTTTTTAGTAAATTTTGATATTCTTCGATAATCTCATCTTTGAATTTTTTAGCATTAATCATCGTTAAACGCCTCCGCCGTTTTCAGTAATTCTTCAATGTTAAATAATTCATCTTCTCTTAAGAATTCAAATAACTTCTCACAAAGAGGGCCACAGTTTAGTGGTTCATCAAATCCTTTCTCAGGAGAGAACCAAGTACCATCCTTATCAACTGGCTTTAATGTAAAGAACGCGATTGTGAAATCATCATCACGTGATACCCATTCAAATCCTTCAGATAACATATATTCAAGTAAGCCGTATTCCAGAGCATTCATTTTTATCTTGTGCTTTGTATACAGCCATCTAACGATATTGATTTTTGAACACACGAATTTAGTTTTTCCGTTTACTGGGTCCTTCGTTTGATAACCAAACTTACATTTATTGCATGATGGGCAGTCTGGATCACACCAGAATAATTCACCAGTAGATTTATCTACCAAAAAACTGAAATCTCTGGATTTAATTTCATTTGCATAAAATTCAAAATTTGTCATGTTATAAATCTCCTCCTAGTTCTTCCGTTAATCGTCTTAATTCTTCTTTATCCTCTTCAGTTACTCTTCTTTTTTTTGGTTTCTTTTTTTCTGCTATCGGTACAGGTTTCTTTTTAGCTGCTAACTCTTCAGCAACTGCGATACAAAACGCTTTTAGGTTCTTGATTCTATCGAAACCATATACTTCACATTTCTCATATGTTTCTGAGTAATAGTCTTCTAATCCTTTAGACAAAAGAGAATTATAAATTCTGTCTTCCCTAGTCTGTCTTTTAGACTCTTCTTTTATTCTTTTAGACTCTTCTTTTAGACTCTTCTTATTAGGGTTTAGTAAGTGGTTTACCTCTTGGTTTAGTTCTAAACCGCTTGTACCTGTATCACTCTGGTATTTATCCCAATTTAACACCGTCACTTTAGTGCCTTTGTGCTGTATGTCTAATTTGATTTTTCCACATTCTTCTAATAATCGAAGGTACTTGGAAACCGTTGGTTTTGACATATGACATCTTTCAGCGACCTGATTCAGAGAGAGGATGCATTGTCCTCTCTTGATCAAGTCACCATGATGATAATAATCAACAGGATTAGTATGTAGTAAGATGTCAATCCAAAGATGGAACATCTTGGAATCGTGATAGACTTCATCGTAGTCCATCATATAAAGTTTTATCCATCTCCTTCTTTCCATCTTCTAGACCTCCTTAATTAGAACTGTTCGTAATCAAAATTATCATCAAAGTCACCGAATTCAGCATCGCCAAAATCAGTATTGACCATTGCTTCTTCTAGAACCTTGTCAGATTCTTCATGTGGCTGTGGTGCTTTAGGTGCTGAACTTTCATGTTCGATTGCTTTAGGCGCTTCTTCCTGTGGTTCTTCATCGTTTACAAATGTAACAGGAGCATCAACATACTCTTTTGTACCATCACCATTGATTACTGCCATATCGGAATCAATAGCATTCTGCATATCAATTGACATGATACCCCACTTACTGATCAACTGACGGAGCATAGTCTTGTATGCCATTCCATCGAAATCCTTAGACCAGAATGTCCAGTTAGTGCCTTTTCTTTTGTCTGCTGCATATCCTTGAGAATACTTAAGCGCATGTGCTTCCATCTTCTCTTTTGACCAGTACATCGTCTTTCTAAAGCCGTTTGTATATTCAAACATTGCATAATAGCCGATTGTTTTAGCATTCTCTCTTTCAAGTTCATCATCAATTAATCTGACTTCAATCTCTTCATTAAGAGGATCATAATGGATTAATTCGCCTTCCTTAATCGAAATAACGTTTAATTTTCTATACTGTCCACTTCTGATAGCTAGCTGAATGTAGCCTTTATAACCTAATTGGAACTGTGCCACTGTTCCTCTCTTAGTCTTATAAGGTACAAAGTAGTATTGTCCTAACTGAGGAGAAGGAGATAAGTTGAGTGCCTCGCCAAGGAATGCAGCCATAATGATACTATTAAACTCACACTCCTGAAGCTTTGGATCATTGACAACTGTAGAAGTAATAGAAGCGATGAAACGTGTTCCATTCTTACCACCGACAACATTATTGATTTTTCTCTGCACTGCTGGGCTTGCGATAAAAGTACTGAATTTTGCTTTGTTTGTTGTGTCTTTTCTTAAACTATTTTTAACTGTCATTGTTATTTACCTTCTTTCTTTCTAGGGAATCTTAAATCATAATCGAAACAACCATCATATTTGGCTTTGAGGTAGTCTAGAGATGTTTTTAATTCATTTAGTGCTGCATTGGTTCCTACGATTTTACCAACCAGCATCTTTAGAGGTTCTTTTTCTTCTGGAGAAGCATTTACAGGCTTTTCCTGCTGCTTAACTTCTTCCTTCTTTGCTTCTTCTTTCTTCTGATGTTCCTGTTCTTCTCGTCTATCGAGAATTTCTCTAAATCTTCTTTCGAGAAGTGGCTTAATGTCCTCAAAAGAGCCGTCTCTTAACTTGTCTTTATAGACACTTACATCAATCATCTCTTGATCAACATCAGTTTCTTTACATCTAGCCTCTAAATAGATGTCTAAAGACTCACAGCGCTGCAGGTATGATTTATATATTTCCTTAGTTCTTTCACATTCTTGTTTGATTGCATCTACTAATGCTTTGGTTGGCTTCTTGTTGTTTATAAACTTCTTTAATGAACTCCAGCGCGGATCAATAGAGAAAACCTTAGTTGCACAATATCCATCAAAGTCATCTCTATGCACATAATCATTAAGAGCCTTATTAATGAGTTTTCTTACAACCATTTCATTCTCTGCTACTTCCTTATCTGTGAATTCCTTAATATCACTAGATAATGAGCTAATAGAAGCATCAAACATCTTAAGAACTTCTTTCATATCGTTCTCAAAATCTGTGTAGACTTTCATTGCTTCTTTCTTGACTGCCTTCTTGCTTTCATTGACATTGTCTTTTTCTTTCTTCAGCTTAGAAACAACGTCAGATAACTCTTTATAGTTGTCTGCAGTCACTACAATGCCGTCATAGCGCTTCAAATAAGACTTTACAGCCTCTTTGAAGTGTTTTACGTTACATCCTTCAATCTGCGCTGGAATGACCTTCACAACACTTAAACTAGGCATCTCGGCAACTTCATTGACATCTGCATCAATAGGCTGCGCATCTTCTTCAATGATTGCATCCTTGAACTTCACCTGTTCGTATCTGATGTCAATCTGCTTGTCAGCGAATACTTCACCATTGTCATTAACTGCAGTGAGTGCTGTGATTGCTCCAAAAGGCCATGCTAGTTCAGTTACTGGTTTTCCACCTGCAATCTTCTTGTTGTCATCAGCAAGCATGACCTTGAGAATCTCAAAATCAATCTTGTCTGTTTCGATTCCGATGTGACCGCCATAGAGACGGTCTTTGATTTCTTGTTTAAATCTCATTCTTTTTCTCCTTTAAATAAAATTTGGTTCAATATCTTCCACGATGTGCTTTTTCCAGAAGGCTTCTTCATCTGCTTCTAGCTGCATTAAATCCAAAAGCACCTCGCTTCTTTCAATTCTTCTTATAATTGTCTTGGTTTCATCGCACCACGGCATCATCGCAATAGCAAATAAGACAACGAATTCAGCACCTGTCACATTCATATAGTGCAAGCACTGACAGTAATATGTCTGAGGCATTGAATCATCGCCCCATTCTTCTCGGAAGTACTGCCACTTATTTATGGTCGTTGATTTTATTTCTAAAATCCCTGTTGATCCATCTTCCTTACGAATAAGAGCACCGTCCAAGTTGGCTCGCATCCAATCCTTATCCTTACGAGATAACGAATAATCCTTTGTGTCAATGACTTCATAGTCATCGCCATACAACGCTTCAAACAGGTTGAACATCACAGGCTCTAAGCGATTACCCATCTCAATGGCATGATTTGAAACCTGAGGTCTTTTTTGTCTGCCTGTCTTGTCTTCCCAGAGTTCGTGGAGAGTGATGTAGCGGTTGACACCCTCGATTATTCCAGCATCTGAACCACCAATCCCTTTTCTTCTCTGAGAGAGCCACCCTTCTTTTGTCTTGGGAATCTCTTCATAAATGCAATCGAATAGATTTTTGAATTCAGTCATTAATCAATACCTAAGCGCACCTTTGTGCATTCAAAGCATTCAGGAGAATGTACGTATGCATATAAATATCTTCTTCTCACTTTGCCTTCAACAGCATCGATTGCATCTACTTCTTCTTTTGAAATCTTTTTGACATCTGAGTAACTAATGCTATGCAGCACATACTTATATGCCTCTTCCGTTTTCATGTCTGTCACATCGATGATTCTAGTTACCATGTGAGCAGTGTTATCAAGATAGATAATTCTGACCCTTGTGGAATTATCCATGTACTGGTGTACTTGGATGTTATATAGATCATCGCCTGTTACTTCATCATAGATTTTTCTGCGTTCAAGCATATCGTCATACATGAATCTATTCAGTCTACGAGCTAATTCCTCATATGGAGGAAGAGGCTTGTATATATCCCATTTCCACATATTACATAGCCTCTAAAGCTGCGATTACATCTTTAATAAGAGCCATGCCACTGTCTCCAGTAACATCAATAAACATTTCTGCATTACCTTCATAAAGTCTGACAGTGACCTCTTCATTGCCGTTCTTATCCTTGTGGTAAAGCATTTCAGCGATTTCGTCGCTCCACTTTCTAGTTCTAGTGAGAGTCTCAAACAGGCTTTCTAGAATATCTTTCTTATTCTCCATCTAAGTAATCCCCCTCAAACAAGTTGTCTAGCTTCTCCAAAGCCTCACAGATTGCATCATAACTATTTACATCACCTAACTGCCCAAACGCTTCAATTGCAGCATCAGGACATTCATATACCTTATTTAGAATTCTATTGAATTCTCTTTCTTCATATTTATTAGCAAAGCCGTTTGTGAATTGTCCTTCTTTTGCTGCTTTAACAGCAAAGGCAAACAGAAGTAAGTAATGCCATGTGTTTCCTGTTCCTGTTACTTCACAGTTCCCGTTTTTAATCTCAAGGTGCAGGAATGGTGTTTCTATGTGTTTGATCATAATTATTTATCCCCCTTTAATCCGATATATTCCAAAAATAAGATGTTTAATCCTAATGAGAAAGCACTTAAGACATGTGTGGCTGTACTATCCCAATTTGTGCCTGTACTAATCATTGAAATAACCATGCCTAAAACAAAAGTGTTAAATGCAATCAATACGATTCTTTTACTATTCATAATTTCCTCTTTCCGTGCTATAATTAGCACTGTCTGATTTTTATCAATCTTTTCCTAGAAGATTGAGTGGGAGCACACGATGGCAATCGTGTGTTCTTTTTTTATATGCTCATAAGCACTTAGCGCCAAAGAAAGCATTTATTTGATCAACAGACAAATTATTTAAAAAGGATTGATATATTCAATGTAAGATACACATACGAAGGGAGTTTCCAAAAAAATGAAAACGAGACATTCTACAATAATATTATTTGCCTTCTTTGGCTTTAGGTGCCTACGAGCAACTAAAGCTACTTATTCAATTGTCTTTCTTTTAGTGAGCTCCTCTACCACTGCTGCAATCAACTTATCCGAAGGAGCTCTATAATAATTGTTCATGTAATCCATGAAAGCCTTTCTAGGGATGTAAGTACTTCTTTTACCTGAGTCATGTTTTACTACTGACCCAGGCATTACGCCCTGTTCTATAGCGTTTAGGATGAAGTCTCTACTTTTCTTAGTGATTCTCATTACTTCCTCAACGCTGATACTCCATTCATCCATGATGATCACCTCTTATTGAAGGAACTTATTAATGAAATACTGCTGACCCTTGCCAGTAATCTTAGGTGTCTTAGTAGTGATATTCACTCCTGAACCGTTGACGTAAGAGCCTTCCTTGATTTCAAAGAGACCTAGTTCCATAGCCTTCTGTGTAGGCATGTTGTAATCAGTGCCCTGGCGCTTGATCAGATAGCCTTTTTCTCTGAGCCATGCGAATAAACGCTTCTGACCCATGTCAATGCCATTCTGCTTTAGGATTTTGGCAAGTTCGCCAACTAAGATTGATGTATGGCTAGTGGCTACTGCATCAGCAAATACCACCTTAGGCTTCATCTCCTCAATCTGCTTGTCTTTAGCAGCTAAGACGCTTTGAGCCTCGATTAATGCCTTAGCCATTAATTCCTGTCCGCTTAGTTCCTTCACTTGGTACTGCCCTGTTTTTCTTAGCGCTGGCAACACCTCAGATGTAACCCATCTCTTAAACTTCTTGGCACTTGGTAATTTGCTTGAGAGAACTAAACTGTATAGACCTGATTCATTGATGATTGTCATCCCTCTTGGAGAATCAAAAGTACCGTTTTGGTAGTTTTGCCTATCTTCTTCATCTACGTGTCGGTTAATATCTCTACTACCGTTTTGGTACCCGAGAACATCAGCAACATCTTTTCCGACGAACCAAGGCTCATTGTTAAGCAAAAGACTTCTTACTTCATGACTTTCAAAATTAAATAATTGTACTTCGTTCATATTAGCCTCCTTGAAAGTACGCTTTAAGCGTTATCTTTTTCTAAAAAAAGAAGTTGATCATATTCAACTTGATAAACTTCTTCTATTTTCTTCAACATAGGAACGTTTGGATATGTCTTCCCTCTTTCATAATTAGATAGAACATCATCGCTGATTCCAAGTTTTTTAGCAGCTTCTTTCTGAGTTAATCCCAATCTATCTCTAGCTGTTCTTAATGTATACATTTCTCTGTATGCTTTTTTCATTTTTTCACTTCCCTTATTTATTAATTAATTTAACAAGACAAACAATAGTCACGATATTCAAAATAATTTGAATAATATCTAATAAAATCTGCATATTGATATCTCCTTTCTTTTCTTCATATATTGACAACAGCGAACCAAAAAGTTAATATCAATCAAGGAGAGGAAAACCCTCCCCTCAACCTTATTTCAATAAATCTTTTACTAGATTAATTATTGAAATCATCAGGTTGATGATTGATGTAGCAAGTGCGATGTGGGTCAAACGCAATTCGTACTTGCTTTTTCTTTTACGCTTTTTCTTCACTGATATGTCCTCCTTTCGTAATCTATTGTACTACGCTTAAAGCGTTATGTCAACGGATAAGCGTATTTTTATCGTTTTTTATTGTTATTTTTACGCAAAAAGCATATTATATATATAAGGAGGTATTACTTATGTCAGACTTAGGGAATAAAGAAGTAATGGCAAAAAATATTAAATACTATATGTCATTGCATAATAAGACAAGAAAACAGATATGTTCGGATTTAGGTTTTGCATATACTACTTTTTCAGATTGGATTAATGGGAAGAAGTATCCACGTATTGATAAGATAGAAATGATGGCTAATTATTTTAATATTGCAAAATCTGATTTAGTAGAGAGTAAAGATAAGCAAGAACTAGCATCAACTTACGACAATCTTTACAAACTAGATAAAATAAAACTACCTTTTCTTGGAAAGGTAGCATGTGGTGAGCCTATCTTTGCGGATGAAGACAGAGAGAGTTATATAATGATTGGTACTGATATTGGTGCTGATTTCTGTCTCCAATGTCAGGGCGACAGTATGATAAATGCAAGGATCCATGACGGTGATATTGTCTTTGTAAAGAAAACTGACATAGTAGAGAATGGAGAGATTGCTGTAGTAATCATAGATGATGAGGCTACACTAAAAAGATTCTTCTATTATCGTGAACAGAATCTAGTTATTCTGAAGCCTGAGAATCCAAAGTATCAGGATATAATCCTTACAGGTGAGCAG